AACTTCTTGCGGAAGTCCTTCAAGGAAAAGCGCCGCCGTATCAGGATCAAGCTTTGACATTGCTGATGCCATGATTTCAACCGCGTAATTCGTTTGTGCAAGTTCCTGCGGACTCTTGCGTGTCAATATATTCTGCGCGGCCTCGACTTTCGACCTTGGGGTTGTGGCCGCGGCAATCGTTTGCACATTCCTGTTAAAATCTTCCTCAGATGTCGAGATTCCCCAGGCAAGCGCAGTACTGCCAACTGGTTGATATATCTTGCCCTTTGCGCCCCTTGCTGGCATCATAGCTTTCTTGACGAAAACATCCAATAGCGCCGGTAGACTGTTCTGAGCATTGATAACACCTCTGCCAACCTTACGGGGATCGAGACGCATAGTATGCCACTTCTCACCCTCGGCGGTTCTCATTGCCAACTCAAGCATCCCGGAATGTGGACCCTCCCGAAGCAGTCTTGCTCCAGAAACCAATTGCGTTACGTTGGCTCCGCCGCGTTGGATGTTTCTCCAGAGGTCGTCTAAGGAACCCTGGTATCTACTTGCAGCATTTTGATTACCTACGGTTTGGGCAAATTCTTCTGGAAAGCCGCCGCTCGCCATGACCGCTTGCGCCAGGCGAAGTTCTGTATTGAATGAGCCGCCAACACTTTCTTTTGAAGTCGCGCGCCCCGCCATCTCTTCTGCAATATCGCCAAGTGGAACGTCTCCTGCCTTCCCAAACAATTTGAGTACCGGGTTTTCGGCATTCCCATATTTATCCAGCATCATTTGGAATGTTCCATTAGCCTGATTTCTTAGGGCAGGATCTTCAAAGGCTGCCACGTTTTGTTGTTCGATATATTTATTGGTAAATCCTTTTATCAGGCGATTGAATTGCGTGTCTTGGACAATATCTAGTTTACCTGTTTCTGGATTTTTCTGCATTCCAAGAAAGCCAAGCATTGCATCAATATCCCAGTCGCCGATATTGAGTTTAGCAAAAGCCTCTCCTGTATAGAAATAGAAAGATTTCAAAGCGCTCTTGCTCAATCCGGCAGCCTTTCGAGAGATGACATTGAAAAAGCCAAGAGCGCCTACGCCCGCCTCTTGCGGCATTCTTACGCCCAACGCCTTTAGGTTTCCGGATTCTACAAATCCCTCGAATGCTCTACGGGCTTCTTTTAGTCCCCTCCCCTCGAAGCCCATTCTGCGAAGCATGAAATCCCGCAGTTTCGGCGGTACATAAAGAGCGTTGGTTGGCATTTTGGGAGCCGTAAGAAACCCGGAATATGCGCCCGCAGGAACATCACGAGAATTAATTTCTTGGAAGATTGGTTTATGAGTTAGAAAACCGCCTATCTCTTCAACCAATTTATCGTAACTGCCACCTTCTTCTGTGCGTCCCCTTGGGCCAGCGGCTACTCCACCAGCCCAATCTGCCAGAGAGGAAAGATACCGATTGATCAATCCGCCAACAGATTTGCCTGTGGGCCCCTCATAGTCAAGAGCCTCTGCGGTTTTTGTCCCCATTATAGATCGTCCCGCACCAGTAAGTAGACCAGTTGCTTCTCCTGTTTCGGGATTAATGATCCTGTTAACTTCAGAAAGTATGTCTTTCGGCTCTGCGCCGTGCATGGAGGTTATCGTCGAGAGTATCTGCCTGCCTTGTTCCTGGCTTACCTCGGTCGCGCCTGGAGGAGTATAACCCTCTCCGCGCCTGCGAGAGATCTCGGCCAAATAGAATGAACGCGCCTCTGTCCAGGCAGCTTTCATTCCTGTATTTTCGATGCCCTTTCCTGTAAATAACCCCATCTGTTTTGCCCACCCCGGGGCCGCAGTTGATATTGCGCGAATTAACTGTTCGTTTGCATGTGCCGCGCCGAAGAAACTAGCTACATTAGTGGCTATTAAGGGCATTACAGGGGCATTCTTCCCCCTCATTCTTATACCCGGCTCTCCTCCCTCCAATGTTACTGGTGTCATTTGCCGTCTGACAATCTTTCTTGCTTCTGCATCCGATAAATTCTCATTTCCTGGCTGCGATCTTATTGCGGCCATTGCTTCTTGTTCTCTAAATTCTCTCGTCGACTTCGACATTGGCATTGTAGCATCAATGTCTGCAAGACCTGCGCTATATCGTTTTAGATGTTCGATATTTCTTGCCTTACCTTCAGGGGTCGAAACATCTGGCCCATAGAAAACATTGCTCCATACCTGTCGAAGTAGGTCATTGCCAGTTCCTTCTAGCTGGCCGCCGGCCTCTAGGTATTTCTCTCGAAGAATATCTGGACTGAGACGCATCCTGCCACTGGCATCCGCCGCCAATCCACCTACATAAGTAGATAACCGTTGGGCCGCTTCTGTTCCTACATTGCCCGCCCATTCTCCAAAGATACCCTTGATATTCTCTGGGGTCTGCGCGCCAAATATCTTTCGGATTACACCAGCCGACTTGAACTCGCCGGTCACGAAATTGATTGGTATATCCAGACTCCTCCGACCGACCCGGGCTTGAATACTCACGTTCTCCGGTTCTATTTCTCCAGCCTTGATAAACCCTCGCGGCCTCTTGGAAACTTCACGCAGAACATTTTGAACTACTGCAACATTCTGTGCAGTCAGACTGCGCTCCCAGGGTATCTGTGGGAATTTCTGCTTCAAAGAAGCCAAATCTTCTTCAGTTGACCTAATTTCTGCGCCCATCTTAGTCCCAGGGGCATAGGGAGCTACCAGGCCGGTTTCACGATATACGTAGGCGGGGATTATACCCCTTGCATTGGTCACAACTCCATGTCGCAAAGAGGCCTCTACGGGTATTTCCTCGCCGAACCTTCCTGTAACCGCCTCATCCAGGGGGACTTCCCGCTCTCCTTCTGGTATCCGCCAGCGGACGGGACTTCCTCTTTGCTGTCCAGGGAAAACTTCGCGGCCGACTAATTCTTTTGGAAGTATTAGGTTTTCCAGAACGCTCTGAATACTCTCGCCTCGAAATTCGGCTCTCTCTACGCCAGGGATAAAGTAACCTGTTTGTCGGGGATCTTTGGGCGGGACTTTCAATGCTCCTCCAGGCCACATATCCATTATGGCGGCATATAACTTCTCGCCAATATCACCGGCTCCAATATTGCTTTCAACGGGTCCAACTTGCGGACCTGGTAAGACTGGGGCTGGAGGAGTTAATGTCCAAAACCTTCCGAATTTCTCAGCCTCAAGCGCCATTGGTACTGCTTGAGTTTGAATAGTTTGCCCCTTCGAGATCTTAGCGGCAGGCATTTCCTCGCGTCCGACTATGCCCCTGGGACCAACTCTTATATCTCCTGCCTGTCTTATTTTATAGGGAATAAATGCGTCCTGGTTGGGTTTTAAGACAACGCCTGCCTCAGCAAGTTGTTGATAAGTAAAAGGTTTATTTTCGCTGATTGTATTTGGAAGCGCTTGACTAACTCTTGCTTGGAACTTCTGGCCTATTTGTTTTCGTTCCCAAGGAGGAACAGATTCCCCGCTTTCTTTTTGTACAATGAAAGGAATACGACGGACAAAGTTTTGCTCCGCTTCTTGTGTTACATTCCAGGGTGTATAGGTCGCTCTAGAATATTCCGCCTTGGTCGTGATCCTATTAAGTGTTTGTAGCCAGGTCTCACCCAGATTACGTCTGCGTTCTTGCTCAGACTCAAGAATGAGGGCAGCAACATTTTCCATCGATGTGGCAGCAGTATAACCAAAATCGCCCTCTGCGCTCTTGAATGCTGAAACTGTCTCAAGGCCCGTGAGTCTTTGCCCGCTGGCCGATTGCCACCCGGAGAAGATGCCGCCGAAAGCTCCTCGTGCTTCCTGGTTTAGATTGATAGGAAGCACCTGCCCCTTGTGAGAAATTGTGTATTCTATTGGGCTAGTAGGCGAGATTTTGCCGCCCTGTATTTTATACTCTGGGCCCAAGATACCCTGAAGCCGTTGATAGTAATCCGGTAATTCCGGTATACTGCTACGACCGCCAGGAATTGGTACGGCGCGCGTGGGTTGCTGGCGAACGAGTGCATTCTCCAAGTTGGAAGCAGGTGCAGATTGTCCACCACGCTGTGCTATTATTTGCTGCCAGGCGTCATATTTTTTTGCAAACTCTGCGTCGGTTAGATTACGAGGATCCTGTCCGCCATAGTCCCAATTATATTTTCCTCCCCGCTCAATAGCATTTTCTAGCTCGCCCTGTGTATATCCAGGATGAGCATTTTTCCATATTGTTAGCCATTGCGGTTCAGGTTTATACGGCATTTGCAGAAGCTCCTGACAAACTCTCCATTAGGGTCATCTCTTGTTCTATTATTGACCACTCCAAAAGCCAGATGTATGGTTGGTCGAGTAGACCGCCTGCAACCAATGGAAGGCCAGTAGACCTGCATTTTTCGTATAAGACCATAGCCTCAGGTTTCTCTGGAAGAGTCGCCTTGAGGCCCGCTTTTAGTTCATTGATTACGCCGTGATATTCTCTGATCTTATCTCGAAGCTTCTCCAATTTCCCCGCGACTAGACTTCCCCCATCGGCCCAGCCCACGGAGGATTCATCTCAAGAACTTTATCGTGCATTTCTTCTGCAACGAGTGGCGCCAACAACGCCCAGCCCTTTTTGAAAGAGGCGGGGTCAACGACATTATTCCTAAAGATGAATAATGGCTTGCCCTTGTTATCCTCAATGTTACAGGCCGCTAGGGTCAGCTCAACCTCGAGCCGATAGAGTTCCTCGGGCGAGAAGTGCTGGGAGACAGTAAGTTGATCGCCATCAAAGACGCGGGTGAAATCCGAGAGTAATCCATTACGTATCTCGCATTGCCCCTGAGAGGCCTGGCGGACGCGGATGGTGGTTGGGTTATCTTCCACCTTGAATTCCTTATCGGTTTTCTCAAGGACGAAGTCTTTCTCGATTGGAACAGTTAACTTCAGTGCCATTTGTTTCTCCTATAGGGTTTTGGGAGGGGACTCAACGAGTCCCCTCCTCTTGTTGTAGTTTAGCTATTAGGTGGGCCAGGTGTAGTTCGCGATCAGGTTGCGCAATGTGAAGGTTGCGTATGGCTGACTGGGATCGGTCTCCAACGCTACGCCAGCGAAGCGTAGCAAGATTGACTGGTTCCCGGCCAGGGTAATGCCACCTACCTGGGTCATCATGACTTTGGTTGCATCAATGATCAGCGACCAGGGTTCATTCATGCCATCCATATCCATCGAGGACACGGTCTTCACCTGGAAGGACGCCGTATATGGTTTCCCACTCCACTCAGTGCCAACAGAACTACCGGCAAGAATGGCGGCATAGAGATCGGGATTGTTCCACTTGACCATCAGATCGTATGCCAGGCGGCGCTGGACGACGGTTATATCTTCCAGGAAGGGATCGCCGTAGATACGTTCCTGTCGAATATCCAGGGGGACATTCTGGAAGCCAACTGTTGCGGATACCACGGGTAGTTCAGGGCCACCGGCGATCTTGACAAACCCGCCAGTCTGACATGCAACAGGAATAGATTCCCAAGACTCAAAGTTATTTGCCCAAGTCCAGGTGCTTGGATCGTGGTCGAGTAAGAATTCGCGACCCAGAATATCTATTCGCATGGACAGAGGCGCATCGTTTGGCAGAACCAAAGAGCCGCCAACGATTTTGCAGTCTTTGTAGATTTGCCCAAGATCGGTATCAACATTGCCTTCCTTCCGGGGAATGTGCTTTCGGAAAGACATCCAGGGCACGTAGGAGGGTTCGCTTGCGAAGCCAAAAACATGGTTATGGGGACTATCAATTGTGCTATTAACGTTGCCCATAAGACCATAGAGTAGCCAACCCACTGTATCTTGAAGACGCGGCTGAATAGTAAAACCTCCAGCAACTACGGGCCCGGCCTTATATGGAAAGGTAGGTACTGGGACGCCGCCTACTTCAGGCGCGCCCTCGCGGGTCTCGTCCATTACATCCAGGTCCACCATCGTTGCGCGATGGCGATAATAACTTGTGGCTATTTCGCCCTTACCAGCTTGGGCGCCAAAGCCTATCGTAGCTGATGCAGCTGTAACTGACATTTTTACTCCTTGCCTGCCTGAGCAGGACTTAAAAAAAGGATAATTGCTATGGCCGTTCAGTAAGACATTGCCAGAGAACCTTGCCTCGGAAGATATAACTCTTTGGCGGTCCACCACTTTCAAAGAAAGTATTGCCAAAACAGAATATCTTGATAGCATGTTCTCCAAAGCTATCTGTCAGGCCATATAGATTTGTTTCTTCTATAGAACTCATTAATCTGCCAAGTACCTCGTAGCCATTATCGTGCGCCTCCGCCTCAGTAAGACGCTCCTTGACGAAGAAACATTCGATGCGGGCTACTCCACGCCGCCACCACATTTGCCCTCCACCGACTTCTCGGGCCGGAATATTGAAGGCGATATTGGGTAGTTTTTCAAGGGTTACAATACCATCCGTGTAGAGCGGATCCTCATGATCGCCGCCGCTTACGCCAATTTGTACATTCTTCTTGGTCTTGTCAGATTGGAGAAGACCCTTCTTGACGACATCGGCGTAAGTGAGATCGCTCTCGCTGATTGCAGTTTGCATTGTCTCAACCAGATGGGCGACCAGTGCATCAAGGATCAAATTTACTACTTGGGTCATTGTACAATACCCTTTTGACGAGTTGGCAGACCTTGAAGTTCTAGGTTAAATCTTCGTAAGAAGAAGTCGGACATATCTTTTGCCGGGATGTCGGTTGGCTGTCCAGCATCTATCTTGGTTGCATATTGCCGGATGTTAGCCGATCCACTAGCTTGATTGAGTAGACAATAAGAAGCAGCGTATAAAATGATAGCAGTGGTTGTACTTTCCGGGGGGTCTAGTAGATCATTGTCCTCTTCCGGCTTAGTCCAAGTAGCACTGTAATAGAGAGTTGCGCCATCTCCGTCTAACTCGTTGATAAAGGTGAGCATTCCTTCAGGATAATTCGTCCAGGCATTTCTTTCGATACCAATGATGGTATTCATATTTGCCTTAAGACACATCTGCGGAAGGAACAATCCAGTAGCCAGATCGTAAACGCCCTCAATGCCCAATAGATCGCCAGGCATTTTGTATTCTGTCACTCCTCCGTCAATGGTGACTATTTCCGACTTCCAAACTCTTACGGTAATGGCATTAAGTGCGGCACAGATCGCATCCAGAAGTAGATCGGCGCTGAAGATGGCCCCACTAAGGGGTTCTCCGTATTCGCCAGTCATCACTTCATCAGCGAGAACTCTAATCACTTTCTCTTTGATTTTTGCTAGAGTTGCTTCCATACCGCACTCAATACCTTTATGGTTTAGCTGCCCATTTAAGCAGCGGGCGGAGCAATTATGCCACCAGGCTTCGGCAAGGACACGGCGCAGAAGTGGCACTCAAAGAGGCCGGGCTCCCAGATATTGTAGCCCTGCCAAATGTCCCACACAAAGCGGTAGACTGACTGGAAGTCATCAATGGCCACAGGCTCATAGAAAGCAAGAGGCGTATTGACATTGCAGACCACACCGCCGCGTCCGCCAGCCACAAGAATGAAACCGACATGGGTCGCCTTCGTTATATAGGCATACACGCCAGTCGCAATTTCACTCTCATAGGGCTTCATGATTGGGCGGTCAAACGCCAGACGTTTATTTACGGCATCGATGGCCACAATGCGGCGAACAACGGTCTTGCCGCTGCGAAAATCGCAGCCATTGACAACGCCGAAAGTGTCTGTGCGAACAGTATGGAGAGAAACCTGATCGTTGAGTTCAAAGGCCGACATATCGGTGGCGCTAGCAAGTTGGATATAGTGAGTCACGTCTTTCTGGCCCACATACCAAACATCGTCAACCTTCTCGCTCTCTGGATCTGGACAACCATCGCCGCGGGAGATCGCGGCAGAGACTTCTGCCTGGATCGCAATCGGGCCTGCATTATAGAGAACGGCCATATTCTGACCATAGCGGTCATTCGGGCATTCCACGAAACGAACACCCTTATACGTTCCAACCTCATACTGCAACTTGCCTTGATACAGAGAGGCGTCGCGGAACATTTGGCCTTCATTGGTGGCCGCGCCAGCCAAGCTTTCCTGGAAATCATAGATGGAACCGGGTGGAAGGATGGCAATCTTTGCGGTCTCACCCGTGATGAGCGGGGTCGGGGAGTTGCCAAGCCGCAGCCGCCAACCATTAACGGCGTCCAGCGAGAACTTGGTACCCTGGTTGAGATCGCCGAAGTCAGCAGCGCTGCCAGCATAGGTCCAATAGGACCGTGGGCCGGCCAAGTGCGCATTGCGCGCCAAAATCTCTAGCTTGCGCCGGACATTGCTGCCTAGGACGCCGCGCAGGAGAGGACGCCAATCGCGGCCACCGCCCATTTGCCACATATTGAACGGGGTGGAAAACTTTGAGTATTGGACCTTATCGCCATACCTGGCCACAGAAACCTTGCGCTGGCGACTGTCAATGCCAGCGGGTTCATCGATATAGGCCGCGGTGGTTGAGATCTCATCGTTGTCAACATCGCCTTCAAGCAAGTCGGTCACAAAGGTGTTCTGCGCGCCAGACTGCTGGGAATAATTGACATAATCGATAAGCGGGGTGTAGATCGTTGGGCCAATCTGGAAGTTCATCGCGACTGTAGCCAGTCGCTCATCCCAGTTATTGGTATCGATTACAGATATTGGGTTATTGTTATAATAATCTTCAAATGCCATGAGGCACCTCCAAAAATTGCAAGTGGATTAGGATTTTTGCTTCTCAACGGCCTTCAGATACTTGTCATAAAACTCATTGTAGCCTTTTAGGTCACCCTTCGATACAGAGGCGTATGCCTGCTGCAAAAGCGCCTTAGGGCCTTCGGACTCAGGAATCTTTGCTGGAGGAGGTGTTCCTGTACCACCTTTGCCAAATTCCTCTTTGCCCTTCTCTTTGACGACGCCTAGTTTTTCCAGGAAAAGGCCGAAAGTCTCATCGAGTTTTTCTTCTTCGGCTTCCGGGAGCAATCCATCGGCCTCGAAAGGAGCAAGCTCGGGATACTTCTTGAAGATAAGCCCGGCTCTCTTTTCCTTACGGCGCAATGTCTCCAGTTCGATCTCGTACTCCGACTTCTCCGTTTCCAACTTGGAGAAATTTGTCTGGAGATCATCTTTCTCGCTAGTCAGGGTAGCAAATCCGCTTTTGAGTTGTTCAAGTTCTGTCTTGGTCGTCTTGTGAGCATCTTGTTCTGTCTGGTATGTCTGCTGTAGGCCAGCACGCCGCTTCTCGGCGGCATCAAGTTCCTTCTGGTGCCTGGCCTGCGCATTCTCGTATAGTTTTTTGTAGTCCTGTTGATTGGAATTGTCGGGCGGAGTGGTGCTTCCACCACCGGCGCCCGAGTCCCCATCAAGGGTCGGGGAAGTTCTAAACATGTTATTTCTCCTAGTAAGGTTCTTATTCAGCTTCAATTATCTTGAGTTCAACATAACGAAGCGGAATAGATATATTTAGGACTTCTACGCCTTCCTGGTCAAGATCAATATGCAGGAAACGGGTTGGCAAATTTTTGCCATTGGCGAGAAGTCGGGACCCAATAAAGTAAAAGCCGTGTTCTTTCCTTAGTTCAACCACAACTTTTGCATCTTCCATTAGATCAAACCTGCCTTTTTGTCCTCATCCCACGCCTTTTTTGCCATGGCGGGGACAAATTTAGCAGCTTTGCGAATTATTGTCCTGCGCTCCTCTTTCGAGCGGGCATGACCTCGCAGCTTCAGCGCTGAAATGGCCTGTTGCTTTGTAGCGATAGGGAAACGACCTCCGCCAACAGCGCTGTGTTCCTTTCGATCCTTTGCGGTAACTTTCGCAGCCATAGTTACTCCTTCTTGACCTTTACCGGCTTCGTGTCTTTGTGAATGCCCAGCTTTTTGCTATTGTCTGATATATTGCCTCCAAGCGGTTGCGATTTGGGCATGGCGGCTTGTTCTTCTCTTATCTTATCCATTTCTTCATCAATATTAGGGACATCGCCAAATAAAGACATCAGATGTTCCTGGCTTCCAAGTTTATACTTGGAGCGAATACCAACCTCGTTGATAAGCGCTGTACGGTCAACTGGCAGCATTGGCGCCCAAGAGATGATCAATGGCGTCTCGGTATGTTCCTCTTTGATATCGTTGATTCCTTTGACGGCCATCATCTTCAAGAGGATCTTCGAGAACTTTGTCAGACCGGCAGTCCAGAATATGCGTTCCATCTCTGCGTGTGAGACCAGCGGCCACATTCTGGTAGAAATTGTCAGGGACGAGCGTTGCGATCCCTCATCTTCTCCGTCTGCGACTGCTGGATGATCTGCTTCACGGCGATAGAGATTGTACAACTCGCCGCCAAGTTTCAGCATCACATCTGAGGCTGTTTTCAGTGACACCGAGAACAAATCTGGGCCAGCCTCATTCCCGGCGAGGCCAGTGGTTCCACCCAGGTTTATTACCGGGCGATCATCTATATTCTCGACCTTGATAGCCCCTCTGATATTGCGCATTGCAATAGGTTGGTGACTATCATCGCTGACTGCATCACCGGTATCGGCCCAGCGCAGGTTCATTTCTCGAACGATCCCCTTTATCATCTCTGTAATAAGAGAAGTACCAAGAAAGCTCTTGATACGAATGTGTGGAATATAGGTCATTGGCACTATACCAAATACATTCGCACCTTTTTGAGGACTATCATCGTCGAAGAGAAGTGTCCTCCCATTTATCGAGACTTCGTATTCGGCTTCTGTCCAATGTTCTAGGTAATAGAATTTATTATCGTTCTCGCTAATGCCGCCATCTACCCTATAAGACCTAACATCCTCTTTGGCGATCTCCCTAACAATCCATGCTTCCCTGAGGTCCCAGTAGTTTGTTCCTTTGGGAAATCCGACAAACTCACTCGGGGCCGGATTAAAAATGCCAATTCTCTTCTCTAGGGGCAGCCAATTTGCGGTAAAGACACAACCTCTTAGATATTGAGAAAGAATCCCATTTGAAACGAACAGAGAACCGCCGCCATTATCAGTCCAAATCTGTTGCAATGCTTTCTCTACAACCTTGCCAATTTTTTTCTTCCCCTTCTCGACATCTGCTAGTATTCTCACCGGCATACCCCCATAGCGGATACTGTCGAGTGTCTGTCCGAACAACGCAGAAGTGTGTCTTTCGCAAGTTCCCTTCAAGGGATTGATCTTGATAGGATACTTGTCAATTTGTTTCTTAGAAGCTTGGTCTATTATGTACTCGTCGAGTATTTCCCCAGAGTACCACGACTCTAAAACGTTGTACGCATCCAGTTGATCCACATAATAAGTATATGGAAAACCCGGAACGTCCTGGAGGCTAAACGGAGCATTGAAACCGAATGATATAGACATAGAATCAAAAAGAGAGCAGGATGAATTTCTATCATCTAGTTTGCTCTCTTCTTGATCTTGTCTATTCTAATTGTACAGTGTATTCTCTAAAAAGTCAAATCATTTTCTCCAAGTTGGAATTTATAGATTGAGTAGCGGTTGGCAGATTTTTACCCAACCCATTCTGGCTATACCATTAGGGCAGAAATCAACGTTGCCGCCGCACCATTGAAGAGCCTCAATATATTCATCCAGTAACTCCGCGAACTTCTCCGCAAGGATTGGATTTAATACGAGAGAATCTGTCTCTGTGGCGCACCATAACTGCGCCACCTTGCCTCTTGCTAGTGTGCTTGCCATATTATCTTCCTTTTCTCTGATCCCTGTCAATATTTCGTCTCTCGCGTTCTTGCAAAGGCGGGATACCGCCATGTGAGACGAGGACAAGGTCCAGTTCTATCTTATCGGCTGCTCGTGAGAGTTTCATGCCAAGTGCCGTAGCCTTTCGTGCTAGTCTCCTTTGGAGAAAGGCCCTAATTAACAGATACCTATGAAGAATAGCTTGCTTCATTTCTTGCTTCCTTTGTCAAAGTATATCATATTTCATCTTGCGTTGGGCAACGCCTCGCGCCCCCTGCGTCTTTGACTGCCCCTGGAAGAACGCCGGGCGAGACGCACAAATTCTTCTTTTTTTTCGTCTTTTTCTTCATTGTTGATACTAAATACACCATAATATGCCCGAATAGAGAACATACCCATGGCAAGAGTGGCTACAATATCCTGGGCAAGTCTGCCGTTGAGAATTTTATCCTGTATCGGATCATAGCTCTTGAGTTGTGATGCGATTCCCGTACAGATGGACGGCCATGAAATCATATGTCCCTCCAATGAGAGCCGCAGGGCAACCAAATAGCTGTATCGCTTTGAACCGGAGAAGTCTAGGCCAACTATTGATGCCACTGATTTATTCTTATCATAGATATAGTCAGTGCTGATCAGTTCTGCCGTACTCTTTTGAGGCCCTGTATTATCTACTGCCGCCAGGATGGGCCCGTAGAAGTCCACCCACTCCACAAGGCGAGTTACAAATGGCATAATAGAACCGCCGCCATTGCCCCACCAAAAAGCGACAATTCTACTGGTCATTGGCGCTTCTGTGACATCAAAGACGATGATGCAAGGAGCATTCCTAGACGGCGCAACGCCGGTCCCGGGATCCCCAATAAGAAAATACTGGTGGTCATTTTTACGAGGCTGTTTGATATAAAATGCGCCCATATGTGGCAATGTTTCCATCTCATAACCAGCCTCTTTATTGGCAATTGCATTTAGAATAATCTCGGATTGACCAATATCAGCACATGGTTCAACAATTATTGATGGGAAATAACTACCCCTTCCCTCTGGGCGATCACCAGTCATGAAACGCTTATGTTGATCCTTGGGTATCATCTTCAGGGCGAACTTCACCTGTTTTTCTGTGGTGTTTTTATTATATTTAGTATCAATGTTGAATACCAAACCGTCTTCTTTGTCAGCAAACGCCATGTCATAAAGTTGCCATAGTTCGGGATTATCCCAGGGGTTCGAGATAATAGACAATCTTCCTAGATATGGCCTGTTTTCTGCGGTGCTGCCGGTAAGACGAGTGACCAGGTTTGTAACAATCTCTCCAAGCCCACTCATTTGACCAGCTTCTTCCAAGTTAATCCAGTCACCTCGATAGGAGAAAATATGCGTGGCATCGCCACTTTCTCCCAGTGAAGTCATTTCCATTATTGCTGAATGTTTCTTGTTGCCAATCATAAACTCCAGAGCAATTTGTGGATATGGTCGTTTTGGGCTAGATACAATCAGCTTTTCGAATGGGGTTCCCTCTGCTTGATCTAATAGCATTTGATACATGAACGTAGATTGTCTGGCTGTCGGTGCGACATTCATGAACTTAAAATACTGTGATAGGACAGAGTGATAGGCGGCAGACATAATTGTGCCTAATGTTTTGCCGCTTGCTATTCCGCAGATAGCTATAATAAATGATTGACTTGCCATGCAGAATTCTTCTTGCCATTTTCCCTCTTCCTCGAAATTGTGATCCAGTAACCACCCGTGTTCCTGCCCGGGCTTCCGAAAGAAATAATCAAAGAAGATATTAGGATTGGAGGCCGAGGCAGATAGTATCTCCACCTCGGCAGGAGACAGGGAATACAATTGCGACATTAGCGACTCCGTTGCCAGTCACGGAAGAGCGCGTTGGCATTCGCCCAATTTTCGAGCGCCAATATAACGTCATTGAAGTCTACTGGCATTGGCCGATTGGCAATCATTTCATTGCGTATCGGTTCTATCTCAGTTCTATCGAATATATAGACAAATTTATTTACCTGCGCCTCAAGACAAACAGGACTTATCTTATGAGATAGAAAACAAATCACTGTTTCCCGGCGATCAAATTCGGCGCGGTTTTTATCATCTATAATCTTCCCTGGAGTAGTTGATAGTATGTCTCTTGACATTTGAGTCTCCTAAATACCTGGTTTTTTACAGAGGCATCGCCAGAAAGCCCCTCTCTTTAGAGGGGAGCAGTCACAGTTCTTCATCTGTTTGCGAGGCAATTGATCGTGGATTTGCCCGGAGCGGCCTAACTGAATTCACAGAAGAAGGAGGATAAAGAAACGAGCGTGGCTCTTCCTCTTCTTTCGTTGG